CAACCGCACTAACCGCATCAACTGCGTTTTTAACATTTAACTGTTCCGACCCTTTAGGTATTAACCCTTTTATTTTATCTGCGTTAACGGTTTTACCTGAAGGTAATAACCATCTTGCTATTTTACCATCCGAAGTGTCATACTTAACTTCATTAATATTTTCATTTAATGTTTTAGAACGATCATAACCCATAAGATTTTTAATCCTACTTAATTCTTCAATAATAATTTTTTTATCTCCCATTAATGGTTTTTAATATAAATACTTCATAAAGTAAAAAACTCCCAATATTTCTATTGAGAGTTCCATATAATTTGTCAAGTTTGTTTTTACCATTTGTCAACATCTGTAAGATCTAAAGTTACATCAGCTAATCCACTATAGACCTCAACTATTTGACCAATTCCATTTGAAGTAAACCTATATTCATAATCACCGTACTTACCGTATATTGCTTTGATGTGTTCTTGCCACTCCTCCAATTTTTTAACCTGATCCACATCAAGAGTAAAAGTTTTATTTTTTTTTGGTGGAGTAGGTAGCATTTCATGGTCATTTACTTCACCATTTATTCTCAAATACATTTTTTTAATGTTTTTATTTAAATCATCCATATTATAATTTTTTAAAATTATGGTAAATCATCACCAATCTCAAGTGGATTTGTAGGTCTTAATCTGTGAACTCTTTCTTGTAAATTATTTAACATTTCAGACACATTTTCCTCCACAGGATTTATCATATCATTCAATAAATCATCCACCGGTATTTCCTCTCCATGTCTATATTTTTTCATGTTTTCCAATTCACTTTCACCAAATAACTTATAGTTAAAATTTTTATTTTTAGCCTCAGATTTCATTTCACCAATCAATTTATGTAATAATTCTACCGGAATACCTGTCTCAATTGAATCTACTCTATCGTCTTTTTGGTTGAATATTTGAATTTGATAACTATTATGGAAAAACCCAAATTTTACATTATTAACTTTATCAATTAAATATACAAGTACTCCGTCTTTTGAGTGATTGTAGAAATAACTAGGTTCCCGAACTGAAGCGGTACACCATCTAGTTTGATAACCATATGAAACAGATGCAGCATAAGTTAATGGTTTAATACACAAATATTGATCGTCCTCGTAAACAACTTTAACTTCTTTTTTGGCCATTTTAAATAAGTTACGATTTTTAGCTTGGAATACCTCACTTGTAACCATTTCCCAACTATCGTATTTACTAATGTCTTTTTCATTAGTTAATCCTCTTTCCATAAATTCACAAAAATGAATAAATGAATCAACTTCATCCCAACCATATAAAAAAGTAAGTATTTTTTTTGTAATCCAACCATCAAACGTACTGTTATTTAAAACTTGATCAATCTTTCTTTCCCTATGTGAAGAATCTGTTACCAAGAAATCCTGTTCATTATCAAAGTTTTTTTTAAGTATTTTAACTAAAAATTGTGTATACTTTTTAGTCTCACTATTATCTAATTTACCCATTAAATCAACTAAACTAATGTTAATTGAATTGTTTTCTTTTTTAATTTTCTTAATTCCCATTTTCTATATTTTTTTCTTCTAATGATGTTCCAAGTATATATAACTCAAAAACTATTGTTATTACAATCTGAAAGAACCCGCTCAATATCCACCAATTAAGTGGATTGTAATTATTCTCTATCAATAAAATAATTGCGTAGATTAAAAGATTCTTTGATAGGAATGAAAATACATTTAATTTTTGTTCCATGTTATTTAATAATAATAAAAAAAAGTGACCCCATCAAGTTAATGGGAGTCACCTACGTTATTTTTTTCACTAAATATACTATAATCAGGATTGATAACTTTAGATACCTTTCTACGATCACCAGTGACAGATTTAACAACTATACCTTCGTGAGGAACTTTAGTTCCTTCTATGAAGTTACTAAAGACGTATTTGTCTTGTTCTTCTTTATCCCAATTACCTTGATACAACAATTCAACTTTAGGTAATTGTAAACAATCAAAGTGTACAGTTTCATTAAGGTATGGTTGGTAAACACCATCAACCTCTATGTCAAACCCAACAAATTTAACATCAGTTAAACCATAGTCATAGTTTTTTTGTATTCCACCACCATATATCTCACCATATATTACAACACCTTCAGTTAACTCATTTGGTTCGTATGTGTCTTTTACGTAATCCCATAATTTACCTCTTATATCGTATTGGTTTGCAACAGTCTTCCATACATCGGTATTGTAGAAACCTTGAGAGTCAGATCCTTTTTCAACATTATGAGAACCATAAACGTATTCAAATGCCGCCCATTGGTTTCCAAATAACATTTTGATACGATCTAATAAAGAAAGTTTTTTCTTTCTAACTATCCCATAACGAGCGTTAGTCCCATGTAACTTACGAGTTATAACAACCTCATCTTCCTTATTGAACATATCAGGTACGTTCTTTTGATTAGGAAATTTGTAATATACTTTGAAGTTAGGATTTTGGTGGTATTTAAATTTTCTACCCCCACTTAACTGAACCATCTTAACTGGTGGTTCGTATTTGAACACTTCAAGTAACTCCATGCAGTCAGAACCATCATATCTATATTTATCAGGTACAAACCCTATTGGTATTATTAAACATTCAGAATAAACCTTACGAAGTTTTATAGTTCTTACTCTCTGACCTTTACGAAGATAACTTGTAACACCTAAGTCATCAGAAAGTTTTTGTGGTATAACCGCATCGGTAGTTGCAACAACAACCATATCACCAACTTGGTATTCACCTTTCTTGGTGATGGCTTGCCAACCACCAACCAATGCAAGTTCAATGTTATCCGCACCTTCTATTGGTATAATCTCACCGATCAAACCAACATAACATACACTATTATTATTTTCCATTTTATAATTTTTTAATTATCATATAAACCAAGTTCTTGATCATCCTTCATCATTTTTACCAAAAGAGCCTCTCTACTATATTTTCTTATTAGTTTGAATGTCTCTCCAATATCAGTAAAATCAGATGGTGGACTATCATTTCTACCTGGTAAAAATATTAATGTAAATCCGTGATTACCCGCAAATTTTTCAGTTACTCTTTTACCACAGATTTCAGTAATATATACCCAAGGGAAGTTTCCTGATAGTTTTACATCAATTCCAATTTTTTTTAATCTCTCCACAAATACCGTGATTTTATCACCAGTTAATTTTGTGCTTGTTTCTGTTTCCATTTCTATATATGTTCCAAATTTTGTTTCTCTTGTTTTCATCTTAATACGTATCTATAAATTACTACTACCAATTTCCCATTAAATAATGCTCGGTCTGTTTGAATATCAATATCCATCATACCCAAGTCTTCCTTGAGTCTATTAGCTTGAACTTCAACTTCGTGTTCCGCATCTTTTTCATTTTTGAAGAACCCAAAATAGGAATCACATTTCCCTGTCTTATCACATACTCCGTAAATCATCTCTCTTTGATCCATAACATTCTAATTTTTTAATTATTTACCTCTCCCATCACCATCAATATAAATTAATTTTACAACTTCATCACCATTTATAATGGATATAGTTGGATATTCATCATTAGGCACTGGATGTGTGGGTTTAATTTCAATGTGATATTCCCAACATAACGAATCCAACTTGTCTATGAACTCATCTATTTCTTTAGACATTTTTTGATCCATAACATTCTAATTTTTTATTTTTAACATTCCACAAATCTTTTACCCCTTCGGTCATATGACAATTATGTTTCTTACCTGTTCTTTTACCGAACTCCACAATCATATCATTATGACGATTTTTAATAACGTGAGGACATTCCTTACATGGGGTTTTCATATAAGAACAAAGATAGTAAAATAATCTAAACTAACTACTATTTTTTGAATTTAAATTCGGTTTTTATTTTCCATTAGTTGTTGATGTAGTTCCCAATTGATTATACTATTTTCTCTTAATGTATGTGGGAATTTATCTCCAATCTTATTTATAAGATCTTCAGAAAATTCTATTCCGTGTCTATATTCAAACTCATCAACAAGACGATCAGTGGGTAAATTTTTATTCTTTAAAAGAATGTATGCTCCTAAATCAGCTTCCAACTCATCATTTTCAGATCTTGGGCCATCATGGTTTAATATTAAATGTGATATTTCGTGTGCTTCTATAAAACGTAAATCATCCATAGTTAATCCATCTTCCCCTAAAAAAACCTCACCATCTATAAAAATTGTTTTAAATTCAGGAACATAAAACCCATAACCATAATCATTAAAAAATTCATTTAATTGACCATAATTTGGATTTTCCTTAAATACAACGGTAATTTGTGTTCCAGGTAAAAATTGTGAGTCATAAGCAAACGTATCATTCATAGTAATAAATATATTGGAGTTGTCATTTAACCTACAACCCCAACTATATCATCTAGATGGTGATCATTATCAATTTCAGAAACAATGTCTCGTTTATCCATCATGTGTACAATCTCAGTTAAACTATATGGGTATAGGTTGTTACCATCCATACCAACATCTAATCTTTTACCTTTACCCCATTTTTTACTTGCGGGTAAGTGAACGTGTCCGTGAAGGTGAACAACACCTTTGTTAAGTCCATTCCAACTTGCAAATGGATAGTGAGTCATTACAAAGTTCTCACCAACAATGTTAACCTGTAAGTAATCACTAACAGATAAGAACATATCTTTAATGTTATCCCTATTGTTTCTGATATGGTGATCGTGGTTTCCAAGAACCAAGTGAATGTTTTTACATATCAGTCTGTCCAAGAAAATTTTAATAAATTCAAACCCACCAAATGAAACGTCACCTAACATAATTAATGTGTCGTTTTGACCAACCTTTGAATTGATATTATCAACCAATGTGTTATTCATTAGTTCTAACGTTTGGAAATCTCTTGTATTATCTTTCGGTACTTTCCCATCAAGTGTTCTCCAACCGGTAACTCCTCTACAAATGTTTGTATGGTTGTAGTGCGGATCAGACGTGACCCACACTCTACCTGTTGTTAATATTTTATCAAATTTCATTATAATTTTATTTCAAAACGGTTACGCATTAATTCTATTTTATCTTCAGGACAATCGTGTACATTTACACCACCATGTCTATTTTCCACAATAATAGAGGTCACATAATAACCATACTTAATTGCCAATTCATAATATGGTTGAAGTTCCCACTCTTGTGTGAATGTGTTTGAAACTGCAATTTCCGTATAAAAATGGTCATTTAATAATGAATCCTTCATATAAGTTTCCACCATATCTTGACAGAATTTATGAGCATCTTTGATTTTAGAAACATCAAATTTATATTCACCAGTTTCTTTATCAATAAAATATTTGTCTGCCTCACAAACTAAAAAGTCATCACCAACTAATTTTTTTGCAAATGTAGACTTACCACTTCCCGGTATTCCTCTAACTAAATATATCATTTTTTCCATAGTACAAATATAAGAAAAAAAACGGCATAAAAAAAGGGAGATTTTTCTCCCTTCATAAATTTATTTTTTTTTATTATAATGACTGATTCGTTGGAGATTCAGGTTGTACTACATTATATTGAGGTTGATCAACTGGAGTAACTGGAGTAACTGGTTTAATTTGAGTTCCACCTGTAAGTGCCAACATAATTTGATTTAATGTTTTTTGAGTTTTTTTACAATTAACAGTTAAATCACCACCTTTATTAGTATTTAAATATTGTTTTATCTGTATTAAGTTATTACAAAATTCTGTATTACGTGCAACTTTTCGTGTTTTAGTCTCCACATTACCTGTACTTGTGCTTCTCTTACTTCTTGTACCTGAGTTATCTACCTTATTTCTTGAACCTTTTGTAGAATTGTCACTTACAGTAGGTATTGTTTTTACTCCTCCTATAGCCTCAGGTCCAAATATAACTTTAGCGGTAGTTCCACCAGCAAGAGCATAACTTTTTACACCCTTAGTCCAATCAGCATCTATAACAATTGTATATTTATCCGGTGTATCTAATATTTTAAAATATCCATTATTTTCATATAGTTGAGTTGCGTCGCTACCTGAATTAGGTTTTATTGAAATCCAATCACCTTTTTTGTAATTATGTTTTTTACCTGAATATGATATAGGTACATCAACACCAAGTTTTGTATTGGCCATAATGTGGTTAAATGTATCTTTATCAACAACACCACTGTCAGGTAAATCTGTATATTTTTTTTGGTAATTCATGACCGCAGTTTGAGTGTCGGTACTATATTTACCTTTTTTTGACTTTAATTTTGTTTGTATTGCCTCAACATCAGGGCCTGTAGAACCAATATCTAAAACTCTTGTATATCCTGTTGCAGATGGTGGATCCGGTTTTGCCATTATTGCCGTCCAAGTAACTTCATCAACATCTCCTGTCACAGGTGTTATTCCATTTTCCTTTTGGAATGCCGCAACCTTCCTTTTCGTTTCGGGACCATAACCACCTACAGTACCAATATTTAATTTTTTTTGTATTGCAACAACATCGGGACTTTCTAGATATGGTTTTTCTTTATATTTTAATTCTACCTCAGTTAATAAATTGTGTCTGAAACCTTTTGTTCTCTCTGTTTGAATACTCTTATTTATTTTTTCGTCGTCTTCAAGATCAGGTGATGTAGTTAAAGCAATTTTTGACTTGTCGGAGATGGAGAGCCCATTCCCTTCCCAAGAACCAGCCCATGCAACACCATCATATCTCCAAGCATCATTTTGAGATATTGCAAATTGCCAAAACTTATAAGTCGCTGGATCAATAGTAATTGCAAGACCGCTTTTAACTGCAACGTCATCATAAGTTCCGTCTACAGATGGATTGTTTGTGTCTTGGTTTAAAAGTACACCATATTGATAAGAATTAATAATTGGGTCATTTGTATCCAAACTATAAGCATATAACTGACCTCTGTCGGTGGTTATAAATTGAGGTTTTTTAATTAAAGCGGGGTGTTCAGATAACCATGCCGCGTTTTGACCTCCACCACCTTTAATTTTATTTTCTATTTCTTTATTTCGTTGGTCTTGTTTAGTTTTTTTATCAGCAGCAACTTTCATTAAACCATAGTTTGTTATTAATTCTTTTTTCCATGCCTCATATTGTGTATTACTTTCTTCTATTGATGCAGAAAATAGGTCTGAGATTATTTCATAATAAGCATCTCTGTCACTATCATCATCATTTTCTATACCATACGAATCGTTACCTTCAAATCCATTATATACATCTCCCACTCCACTAACGTAACTGTAACCATCCGCTCTTTCTTTTTTCACTTTTGTCCAAAATCCATAAAACAACCTTTCCGACAGACAAAGATTTGGGAAATTTCCTAATTTTTTTAAACCGCTTATAATATCACCTGAACTCATTATATCATCTGTTAACTGTTCCCAAAGTTTATTTGAAATTGAATTAATTTTTGAAATATTTAATGTTGGTTCTCCCATCTTAATTCCCTTATTATTTCGACTAGTTGATAAACAATATTTTTGCATTAGCCCACCTTTACCTCCAACATTTAAACTCCTATAATCTATTTTTGCTTGAGCAAGTGTATCAAAACAAAATCCTCCAGGAGGACATAGTGGTTCTGTCATACCACTTATAGTAGTACCTATAGGAATATCACCTATCTTTGTTTTTGTTGTTATTTTATATTCGTTCAATAAACCGTAATTTTCATTTAAACTTTGTCTAACAATATTTTTTATAAAACTATCTGTTATTATTTTCATATCTTATCCTATATTTAAAGCATTTTTTATGGCCTTAAGCGTTAAAATACCCATTTTACCATCAACACTTAAACCTGCCCTTTTATTTGAGTTTAACCAACTCTGTATATCTGCAGTTGTATAATTACTTTGTTCAACCAAAATATTTGTTTTTACACCATGTTGACTCAAAATGTTTCTGATCTCACTTTCCGTTAATTTTATTTTAGGTAACATAAATATTGCTTATTAAATTTATTTATTATATAAATATAACCATATAATAAAAAATAAATAAAAAAAGGGAACATAAGTTCCCATTTTAGTACCGACATTGAATATATGTCTGACTCCACCACCTTATTTTTCTAAACAAGGAAACAATTATATTGTTACCAACGCCTCAATTTTACTTTTAACTTGTTCAGTTAAGGAAACTTGTTTAACGTTTGTGAAAATAACAGAGTCTTTCAAGACCTTACTTGGAATATGAACCAAGAATGTATCACCATTGAAGAAACTTAGGTCTTCTTCTAATACCAATGATCCGTGCACCATCTTCAAAAAGATTTTGAATTGCGTCTGATCCATGAATGTCTCGTTGATTAAATCACCAAACTTATCACTAACTACTTTTATATTAAAACCCATCTTATTCATATATCAAAGATACTAAATTATTTAACAATAACAAATTTTCTACCAACTTTTTTTAGTGTCCCAACAAAATCATTTTTATAGTCAATACCTCCCCAAAAACCAGATCCGTCTGACCAAACACCTTTTTTATTATTTTTATAAACCATTTCACCATCAAATGTAATGTATTCAGGTTGGTCATTTTTAGTCAAAGCATAAGCTCTTGTCATTTCTCTATTCTCAGATGGTGAGTAATTACCTGACCAATCTTGTCTACATAAAAATGTTGCCTGACCAACAATTATTTCTTGTTCATTAAGTGTTGCTTTCTTGTTAAATTTTTTCTTGAATGTGTTAATGTAAGTTCCCATATGTTTTTTGTTTCTACAAATATACAAATAAAATTGACATCGCACAAAAAATCCCATAGTTTTTTCTCAAAAAATATGGGATTAATATTGATAAACCAATTAATTCATAGAAAGGAAGGGTATTGGTTGTTTTTGTGTAATATAAATATACAATACTTTAGTAAAAGTCAATGAATTTTTACTTTTAAGATAAAATTTTTGTTAAAATCTTATATAACTCCTCATTTTTTTCCACAGGAAGGTCTTCTAACGTAAAAAACCCACAATCTGAATGTTCGTGACCATCTTCTGCCTTATCCAAGTTTGGCATCTTTTTTTCATCAGATTCATATAAATACACATAAATTAAACCCTTTGGTTCTCCTTTTTTATTTTTCTTTGTTATGAATCCAACCAAACTTATATCCTGATCAATCTTAATGTTTGTTTCCTCATAAAATTCACGATAAGCACAATCTTTTGGTGTTTCATTTTTTTCTAAATGACCTGTTGGAATAAACCATTCCCCTGAATAAGTTTCGTGGTCAGCACGTTTACATAACAAAACTTTATCACCAAATTTTAATATTACACCTGAACTTCTATTTGATTTCATAATAAGAATATATTTATAACTATATGGAGTTAATAGTAAATAATAATTTATTCAATGTCAAATGTGTAATAACCACTAAAGACATACAAAAAGGTATGATGGGTAAAAAATTTGACAAAAGTTTTGATGGTATGTTATTCATAATGAAGGACAGTAATCATTCCTTTTGGATGAAGGACTGTATCATCTCTTTAGATATAATTTTTATAAAAAATAATAAAATCAACAAAATACATAATAATTGTAAACCATGTAATACACCTGAGTGTGATCGTTATACTGGTAATGGTGATATGATATTAGAACTTAAAGGTGGTACTTGTATAAAGTATGATATTACCGAAGGTGATACCATAATGTTACAAGATTAATATTATCTATTATTTGGTCTGAATCTCATTTGATTTGATTTTACTGCAGACTTTGAGAATCTTAATCCTTGCCCTTGTTTTCTAGCGTTTCCTAATGATCTTGCGTGTTCGGTCATTTCAACCTCAAAATTTGGTTCATATCTATTACCACCATCTTCATTAATTTTTTCTTTCAAAACTCTAACAAATTCATTCTGTACCATCTTGGTAAATTTAATATAAGGTGTATCATCTGACTCTTCATTATATTTGTATTTATCTTTAGGTGGTCTTTTAGATCTACCTAAATAACTTAAACCAGAAATGTTAGTAATACATTTATGTCCCCCACTATTAGATTGAATTAAATCCCAAGCGTTTACACTAATAGAATCTAACATTCTCATTTCTTTATCTGTTAAATTAGTGAATGATTTTTTCATTGCCACTTCAACATCACCAAGTATATCCTCCCCATCTGCCATTTGTTTAAATTCTTTACCATATAAGGCGTTAAAATCTCTGAATGTAAAACCAACTGATTGTTCACCAAAACCTTTTCCTGATTCTGATATCCATTTTATTGTAGATAAAGGAATATCCTTGTCTTGTAATTGTGATTTCCACTTGTTTAAGACATCATCTTTGATCTCACCTAAGTTTACACCTTTAAGTGCTCTTTCTTTCTTAAATGGATTACAAGACGCTTGTACCAACCCTAAGGGCCAAGCAATCACCAAGAAGTCAGCATCAGGATTATTTCTGAATGGTGTGTATCTATCATATGATCCTGGTTTCATCATACTACCTCCACCATACTGAACTATAATTTTATCATCAACTTTAACATTTTTGTGAGTTTTCATTGTTTGAACATAACTCTCTTTGTTTTTTTCTAAATCTCCCACATCAGCATAATTTTTTTCTTTGATCTGAGATCTGATGTTTAACAATATACTTAATAACGATGGATTTGCATTCATTACAATATTTTCCAAGAACCCTGGTTTGTTTTTGAATGCCAATAATAATTTATTAGCAACCATACCCATTATCATTTTGTTTTTTTGTAGTGATTGATCTTTATCTACCTTAAACAAATAGTTCATTACTTGTTCAGGACTAATATCATGTTGAGCATAATTTGCTGAGTCAACCGTAGATATCAAAGTGATATCGTCAGATGGGAAAATATCTCTTGGAGATACGGTTTGAGATATTGTCTCAACGTTAGATCTTGAAGATTTAAAATTAGTTGAGGTACCTTGCTCAACTCCCGCTTGTGTGTCGTGGTGGTCAGTATGTATAATGAACATTGGTTTACCGTGAGCAAAGTCAACTAACACCGGCATAACATCACCCTCAGCATCCAACTTCTTAATTGCAAATTCCTTATCACCATATTGAATGATCTCGGCATCTACTACCTTTATTCCGTTTTGTTCTAAGTAACTTTTCATACCTAAAGCAGTGGTTACACCATCTAAATCTTGGTGAAAATATATCTTAGCCTCAGGGTATCTTTTAGATAATTCTCTGATGTTTCTTATTCCTGATTCCGTTATTAACTTTTTCTTCATAGTTATAAATAGTTTTCAACAAAAAAAAGTTTGCAGATAATAAATTAAAACTCAGAAATGGTGTGATCTCCCCATTCATAATCATCTTCCATAATAAATAATTTGTTATAAATACTACGTAAAAATAAAAAATCCCATTTAATTAAATGGGAGTTCTTTTATTTGTTCTAAAGCTTTGAAATAATTAATTCTTGTTTCAGCAATTTGTTTGTAATTTTCACTTAACTCAATACCTAACCATCTACGTTCTAATATCTGAGCCGCTACTAATGTTGTACCTGAACCAGCGAACGGATCCAAAATCACATCGTTTTTGTAGGATAGTATCTTAATAGCCTTGGTCGGTATGTCCATCGAGAAAGTTGCCTTGGTGAGTGATTTAGTATCTGCAAAGTAATTCCACTGACCAAATACAAGTTCCATAAACTCTTTCTTATCTTTTTCTTCATATACAATTTTTTTCTTTAATGTCCCGTCTTCCTGTTCAATTTCAGTAGGTGTTCCTTTCCACTGAGGTTCTCCTTTAACCTTTTTAATGTGGTGTTTTTTGTATGCTAATATCACACACTCCTTTGGATTATAAATATACGGACTTGATGGACTCATCCAAGAACCCCATGCCGTTGTCTTAGATCTATGTGGCGATTCTTCTTCTAAATCAACAATACCAAAGAACCCAAATCCAATTTGTTTCATTAACTGATACATTTCAGAAACAAAGAAAATTCTACCACCTTTCTTTTGACGATTGATTTCGTAGGGAATATTCAAGGCAATTCTTCCATCATCTTTTAATACGTTATACGCTTCAGTTAACCAGTTCTTAGCAAATACTAAATACTCCTCAAATTCAACATCATCGTCGTGAACATCATAATCAATACCGACTCCATAAGGAGGCGATGTACAAATTAAATCAACGGATCCTTCAGGTAATGTTTTCATTACTTCAATACAATCCCCACTTATAATTTTTCCTGTTTCTATCATTATTTTATTTATTTATTTAAATTACACTTGTTATTGCTTGAGCTAGTTTATATCCTGTGAAGGCACCTATTGCGGCCGAACCCGGTAAAACAATAAACTTACCCAACATAGTTTCATATTTCTTCCTATTAACAATATAAGAAATTAATATGTAATAGGCAATGTAGTTGATTAAAACCAAAAAGTCCAACTCTTTTGTAACAAAAACTACAATTGAATTTCCAAGAAATCCCCACATAAAATTAATAAGTGTTTCACGGATTAACTCACCAGGAGTTGTGATCGCATCTAATATCCCAATCTCTTTATTTAGTCCCTTTTTATTTTTAATTTCCATATTGTCTATCTAAGTAATCAAATAAATTTAAAAACTTAGGAATCTCACCATTTTTAGTTATATAATATTCTCTTAGTTTTGTACAATTAAGTCCATATTTCCTATCATGACCTAATCTGTCTTCAACGTGTTTAATATCAACCTCTTTGTTTAAAATATAAGAAATATTTTTAATAATGTCCAAATTTGTCACTCTGAAAGTTGTTCCAATATTATAAGTGGTATTTACAATCTCATCGTCAAACATTAAATCACAAATAACTTTTACATTATCATAAACATACATCCATTCTCTAACTTGTTCCCCATCACCATAAACTGGAATTGGTTTACCTTCATTGATTGATCTAGCAATTGTAGGTAAAAACTTTTCCTCAAATTGGTGTTCACCAAAATTATTACAAGTTCTTGTGATAATATATGGTAACCCATAAGTTCTATTGGCAGATAAAACTAACATATCAGATGCCGCTTTAGTTGCGGAATAATATGAGCTAGACTTTAAACTATCATCTTCAGTTGCCGTATGATTAATTGAAAAATGTTCATCCATATCCCCATAAACCTCATCGGTTGAAATGTGTATGAATTTTTTAAGGTTCTTATTTTTTCTTGATATCTCCAATAAATTAAATGTTCCTTCAACATTAGTTCTAACAAATGGTAACCCATTCTTAATTGAATTATCAACGTGAGACTCAGCAGCAAAGTGAACCATGTAATCAAAATCACCAAGTTCATCTGCCGTTACATCACAAATGTCTTTTTGTAATAAAGAAACATTGTGTTTAATATTCATTATACGACCAGCGTATGTTAGTTTATCAACACAAAGAACATCACATTCAAAGTTATCTAATAGGTGATTTATAAATGCGGATCCTATAAACCCCGCTCCTCCTGTTACTACTATTTTCATTTTTTCTCTAGTGTTTCTATATGATGTTGCAAGTACCATAATGCTTTCTTAAGGTCCTGTAACTCTTTATCTTTTTTTCCAGCTCTTGAAATATACTTTACCGTATTTCCTAAACTAAATCCTAAATCCCAAGCATCAATAACTTTTATTGCCTCATAAGGATTATCCTCTCCCCCGTAATGGTTAGGATGATTAACTTGTTCTACTTTTATTGGAGGACACTCACAAAATACGTTAGCTCCACATACACATTCTTTTTCCATTATTCTTCTCTATATTCTTTTAATAATTCATCATTTGAAATTGTTCCGTATTTTTCATTAAGACCTTCCATATCAACATCCTTACTCATCATTATTTTAACATCGTAGATTTGATCGGTAGTATTTAAAGATATGTCAATTTCTTTAATAATTTTGTATGGGTCAGCATTTGATCCAGGTCTTCTATCCTCAACATAACCTTTCCAATTTTTTGCAGTATCTCTTGGAACTCTAATTGATGCCCCACGATCTGAAACCCCCCAACTAAATTTATCAATTGATTGTGTTTCAAATTTACCAGTTAAACGAAGATTGTTATCTGACCCGTAAGCTTTAATATGGGCTTCATGTCTTACTTCAAACGCATTAAACAATGATATAAAATATTTTTCGTTACCATCATTTCTCATTTTATCTGTTGAGAAATTTGTATGAAGTCCTGACCCGTTCCATTCTCCTTTTTGAATTGGTTTTGGATGTAGATTAACCCCATAATTATATTTTTCGGAGATTTTATATAAAAAGTACCTGGTCATCCACAAATCATCACCCGCCTTTAATTTACCTTTTGAAAATACTTGGTATTCCCATTGACCTAATGCAACCTCAGCGTTGATCCCTGTAATATCAATTCCGTATTTTAAACACATATCCATATGTTCTTCAACAAAATCTCTTCCTGCAACATATTCACCGACACCACAATAATATTTGCCTTGTGGTTCCAAGTTGTTTTCATTGTGACCTAAAATACATTTGTTTTTTTTATCATAGATAAAATATTCTTGTTCAAACCCAAACCACAAATCTTCTTGATCTCCAATTAGTTTTGATCTTGTATTAGTTTCGTGTGGTGTACCATCAGAGTTCATTACTTCACATAACACGTAAATTGTGTTTGTATTATCACAAAAATAATGTCTAACAGGTATTAAAATACAATCAGAACTATTACCTTCCGCTTGTAATGTTGATGACCCATCAAAGTTCCATTCAGGGAAATTATTTAGAACTAAACAATTTTTAATTTGTTCATAGTCCACAATTTTAATCTTACTTCTAAGGTTTGGCTCCGGTGTATATCCGTCAATCCACACATATTCTAACTTAACTTTCATTTATTTTTATTTATATAATTTATTATTTCTTCCTTGTTTTTTCCCTCATTAAACATTCTGTAGACATTGCGTGAAAATTCATCCGTACACAACACTGCGTCGGCATCTAAATAATTCATAATATCTGTAAGGTGGTTGAGGATGTTTTCTTTCTTTAAAAATCTTTTGTTAAAACCCATTTTTAATCTTCTAAAAATTCTTTTTCTTTTTTCTTGTCCTCTTGTTCAATATTGTAATTTCTCGTTTGATTAATTAACATTATTGTTTTTCTTTTAAATAATGGTAATAATGTTTCTTCAATTGGGAAATCACCTTTACTAATCATTTCTAACACCGGTAACTTTGTTTTGTTTTCGGTCTCAGAAAATGTAGTTATTATCTTTGGTATTGTCAATTTGTTTTTATCATCACAATAAATTAATTTAACATTTGTCTTATTTTCTGGTGATTTTTTTGCTGCCGGAGATACTTCATACTCCCAAACATAATACTTGTTGTCTCTCTTATCCAAATGGAAGAAGAAACCTTTGTTAGATAAAATTTCTTTTTTATTCTTCCTGTATTTTGCCTCAATACTATCATAAACTAATGTCCACACAGATTTTGCAATATTGAAATATTCAGTCATTCTTGGTGCGGTGTATTGTAAAATCTTTATAAATTCTTCATACTCATCATTTGACATCTCAGGAACATTTTTAATTTTAAGATCTTTCACTAAAAGTTCGTCATCAACTGAATTAAATTTTTTGTTTGTATATATGATTTTCTTATCCCTGATAAGTGTTTGTATGTTCGCTAAATGTAATGATAATTCTATAAATCCAGGGTAAAGTTCCATGTTATCTAACTTTTCACCCATACGTTGGAAATATGATAGTAACTTATATTCCTTATGTTCCCTATCAATTGGCTTTTCAAACATCCAATCGGTGTCCATTACAAATTCTATTTTTTTATTTCTTGCCATTACCCATAAACATAATAATATAATTGTATTCTGTAAAGGTATTAGTCAATTCTCATTACAACAAAAGTTGAATCATTAACTGAAACGGTATCATATTCATTGTTGTAACTACTTATTACACTATAATCATTATCATCAAATAAATCATTTATTAAACTTTGTCTATCTATAAAATTATCATAGTTCTCACCCATTTGATCTAACCAACCCACTGGGTCATCTTTAATTTCTCCTAACCTATCCTCAACGGCTTCTTCAACCTCATCGTCATTTAAATCACCATCTGGGTCATCTCTTATATCTTGTATTTCAACATCAATGTCTTCTATTTCACTTTCAATTTCTTCAACCCTTGATTCATTATCCGACTCATGTTCACCATCCTCATCTTCATCTTCATAAGTTACTGACTCAACTTTTTTACCGTTTTGGTAAATTTGCCATTTATTTTCAGACCATTCAACAATTAAAATATTATCCATATAATCATTAAATTTGAAGTATTTTAAATCTTCAATATCTTCCTCTATAAGAGGAGATCTAGCTCCACTTGAAATTAAATATTTTTCGGTTTGAAGTGACCTTTTTTGGTTTTGTAATTTTTCAATTTCTTTATCTTGTTTAACACTAGTTTCCCTACTAACATCATAATTTTCAGGATCGCCCGTAACCCATTCACGAACCGCGTCTTCATAATATTCTGCAACTTCGTCACCATCAATATGGTAAGATAAAGTATTTTTATCAAAATTACTTAAATCATTTACCATTTCATCATAATACTCTTTAAGGGAACTATCCGCTTCATTTTCAGTTCCAACCGCATAAATATAACCACTAGCATCATTATGTATTGACCTAAATGTATATAAGTCATAATGGGAACCCTCAGGTATTAAATCATACACATCATTATCTTTGTCCTTAAGTTCATCAATCTCGGATTGCAAATCATTTTGTTCAATCTCCAATTCATCAACAATTTCAGAATCTTCCTCGTTATCTATTCTTTCCTCAAGTTCTTCCATTCTTCTTTCCAAATCTTCTAATTCTTCACGTTCTGGTCCATCTAAATATCCAATATCACCTTCTTGAACCATATAATCAAAAACTGCGTTTGCCATTAAACCTTCGTCATCAATATTAGAATTATTTAAATCCCATTCACCATCTTCTCTTCTTTGTCTTGCTTCAGCCCTTAAAGCCATTTCTATTCTTCTATCAAGTTCTTTACTATATGGTGTGTCCCAATAACTTAAACTACCACCAACTGTAACACCTTCAAGACTTACAATACCTGAGGAACGAAGATTTAAATCACCAGTCACAATTAACTCACCCAAATTACTTATTTGTTTTAAACCCATTAAGGGTAAGTTACCATTTACTCTTATTTTTTTACCTTTGAAATCAGGAAACTTAGGAATCGCTTGTGCTTTATAATTAACAGACTTTAATAGATCCATATATTCTTGTGGTGTGAAATCTTCATACTCAATATTATCATCTTGTTCAATAATAATATTCTTTATTAATCCAATTAAATCACTCTCGTTAATCCTTACAACTTTTTTCATATTACAATAAATATTTAATGGTTTACAAAATATGATACTTCTCTGATATTTATAATTAAATAAACCTATTAAAACAAATATTATGGGATGCGGATGTAAAAATAAAGCAAATCAACAACCTGTTCAGGCACCTCAACAAGCTCCACAACAACCAGCGGCGAGCCAATCTTCGGTTCAAGAGTCGGTAAAGAAAATTGTTGAGAAGTATTACAACAAAAAGTAATCTGTGGTTATTGGTTAAAAAGTTGAGGTGGGAAGTATTTTCCACCTTTTTTTATATTTATAAGTTATGAATGATATTGAAGAACTAATTGAAGAATTTAATGAAGGTAATTGGAATGGTATATCCAAAATATTCAATAATAGGATTGAGGTATTTTTAAGTTTTATACTTAGAACAGGTTTAATTAATGAGTTAGACTTATCCAACATACCTTATAATAACGTACCCTCATTTGATTTTTTAGTTAAAACAAAAATTTTAGATAAATTTGATTATAAATCAATACCAGAACTTCTTGAGAATGATTTTCTATTATATAAAATACAACAGGATCCTGAAGTTTGGTTGGAATGGCTAACTAAAAATATTCTAAGGGATGTTGAAAGAAGATCAGATGGTTATTACCTATTCTTAAGAGACCGTACAGAACTTGCCGAACTATTTAATGATCGTGGTCGCGATACTACGGCAAAAGATGTTGCAGAACACGTATTAGGTGAAGATTACTATGAAGATTTTTATGATTCAACCAATAATGTTTATGAAGATGTAATTGAAGAATTAGATGTTGAAAATGTTATAAAATTAAGAAATTATATATTCAGAGAAATTGGTAATGTTGAGTTTTCATTAGAAAAATATGACTCAGAGTTTTTTGAAGGTTTATCTGAAGAACAAGGAACTGAAGGTTATTTCATAATCAAAGAAGAAAATTTAGATGAATTGATTAAGAATGAAGAAGCAATGAAACAACTTTTAGATGATGATTTATCTGAATTAAAAAGTGAACTAAGTAATATTCATAATAATGCATATAATGGGGCATACCAAAGTGAAATATATGGTTTAATTTGGTCAGAGTTGGATATACACTTTGTTGGTAGAGTACTTGAAGAACAAACCAAAATAGGTGAAACAACTAAATGGGTACAATATGTTAAAATACGTGACTTACAAGGTAATGTGGAAAAATTTCTTTCCAGTCGTGTGGGTAGTGAATATAGTGAAGATAAATTAGATTACGAGGGTAGTTACACAACTATGATGAAACAACTAATGGATGATGGTGAATATGATTGGTTAGACTTTAGAATACCTGATTACCCAGATTACGGTTTAGTTACCAAAGATATAAATGATATATTCGGAGACTATATTTAACTAAACTATTTATATATTCATTTAAAACTCATATTCATTACAAAAAAAGATATGAGATTAATCAATAAAAATTCAAGACGAGGCATAGTAAATTTATTTGCCGATTTCATCGTTTCCAAAATTGACCCAAAAGAAAAATCAATTATACAATTCACAGATTTTGAGGTATTCATGGTTCTTAATGGTCAAACCACAAGCGAAACAGAACTTAACATTGATGAGTTAAAAAATGAATTCAATGAAACCTATAAGGACATTCTTAAATTATTAGGTTTAGAACATTTTAACGTTATCAATATAATCAAATACGGTGTTGATATATTACCAATTGAAACAGGTTGGGTCGATACAAATAAAAATGTATTTGTTGAGGAGAATAAATCATTTGATGAAATTTCAATTAGTTCTGAGTTTCCCTATGGTTATAGTTTACGTACAGGTAGATCTATGGTTTACTACTCACATTATATACTTAACCAAATTTCATCAACAATAGGGTCAGAAAGTATGTATATTCATTTCTTACCTAAAGTAGATGATGAGGTTGATATTAAAGTTGTGACTACGTCAATGTATAATCCACAAACAATCAGATCACTAATTTTAGACGTATTTGACTTTGATTTAGAGGACTTCTCTAATAGAATGGAGTCTTATGACCTTACCCAAGATATATTGGATCCTGAGGGAGAAAAACCATACTTGGTTCAGGACAGATTAGAGGATGTAATTATATTCTAAAAAAAACCCCCACTCTTATTGGGAATGGGGTTTATAAATATATTATTTATTCTACGGGTGAAGTTCTAAATAGTATACACCAATAGGCCTGGTTGGGTCATTAACATTTATAAGATAACTACCTTTTAAAGGTAAGTTAAATAAATCATTCCTTTGAGCTTCAAGGTAATATGTTTTAGACTGATTGTTTGGTTTTACTGTAACACCATCATCATTTTTAGTTCTATACCAAATACCTTTCAATTGGTGGTTATCGTACAGTTTTTCCACAATAGGGTCATCACCACTACTAAATTTTAGTAAAGCTTCTTTTTGTTCACTAATAACTCGTTTAACCAATCTAGTTAAATCTCTTTCTGTTAATCTTACAATTCTTCCCATAGTATTTTAATTTATTAATAAATAGTACGATAATCAAAAAAAACCCCCACTCTTATTAAGAAATGGGGTTTTTTATTATCTTTCGTAAAACTCTTTGATGATTTTTACACCTTCATCAAGTTCATCATAATCTCTTTCAGGAGCATAAAGTTCAGTTTTAGAATTTTCTTGTCCTGGTGACTCAATTAACATAAATGCCGGAACATATTCATTCTTAGTAATTGAAACAAACATATCGTATTCATCGCTATGTTCGTCAATATCTCTATCAATATAAGGTATATCTTCTTTATCCAACATTTCCTTAAGTGTTTTACAATGACCACATGATTTCATTGAAAATATGATTGCTAACTTATCCATTGATCAATTCTGTTAGGATCCCGTTTATTTGACCTTCACTCATTAATCCAACTTTAGTATCAATAACATTCCCATTTTGAAAAACTTTAATCGTTGGGATACTTCTAATGCCTAAACTCATAGCAATATCTTTATTAAGGTCAATATCCATTGTATACATCTGAACTTCAGATTTATTTTTGTTTGCAATATCCTCAAAGATTGGTTTCATTATACCACATGGTCGACACCAAACTCCATGAAAATCAACAATTATTTTCTCACCTTTGTTAATTTTTTCTTGTAAATCTACACTACTAATTTCCATAATTTTAATTTAATTTTATTTATATATTCCCCCATCTTCTTCCATTTTTTATATCATAAAAAAAATGTTCTTTTACGTTAGGATAAAGTTCTATTAATTGTTTTATTTTATAACCTTCTTTTAATTTATTTTTAATATCAACAACTAAATCAATACCATATTTAGATGTTTTTTGTAAAGTTTCAGTTACCTTTGTTATTCTTTTTTGTTTTTCTTCATCAGATATTTTATCCCAACCTTTTTTAACCGACAATCTTCGTTTTTCTTTTTGTTCATTTGCTCTATCACCATATAATTCTTCATAAGTTTTACCTTTGTGGGAATTACCATTTTTGGTGTTTTCAGAAATTTTTTGTCTTATTTCAGTAGAGTGAGTATACCCTAAACAACCTTCACCCCCAAAAGTAGAATTTAACCCGTTACTATATGAGTCGTAACTTTCAATATATTTTTTTTCTGTTTCATATATTACACCTAAATCACATTCTTCAATCAACTCTATGGTAAAATTATCTTGACCATATTTTTTCATTGAGTTATATAATTTTGATTTGTATTCAGAAGTAAAACATCTTGATAAATGTTCCCCAAATCTTTTTTCTAAAGAATTAATTGTACAACCCACATAAATTAAACCATTTTCTTTATTTGTTATTTTATATATCTTGCCCTTTTCCGTGATCATAAATACTATTTATTATAAATATCACTAACCCGCCCAAAAATCAATTTTTATTTAATTTTTGATAAGTTTTTAATGAAGAATGATACTTCGTTTAATTGGTCCATATCGTAATAAATTTTCATCTGATACGACATATCTGCGACCTCCATTTTAGATAAATATAAGTAAAACCCAGATTTATGTTTAAGAATTGATTCTAAATGATTAAGTTCAAATTCAAACTCAACACTATCTAAGTATTCAATTTCAAATTTCTTTTCTATTAATGTCTTAGGTGTTAATCCTATAGTACTATTAACTTTAATAATACCATATAATTTATCATGTCTTTCTTTTAAGATATCCAAAAAATCATTCTCACGTTTAAACATATTGACTATAAATTAAAAAAGTGGGGTTGTTCACCCCACGTTTATTTTAGATCATTGACTCAGCAGTCTCCCAAAGTTTTGTATTTATTGCGTTTACCGCCATAATGTTTTTCAAACCTCTCAATCCTGTCTTACGACCACTTTGTGATTTGTACTCAACCCCACCTCGTACAAATTTCTCTTGTACTACGTTAAAGACTTTCCAAAGGTCATCTCCTTCATCTTCGTTACGGTTAGGTGTTAACAAGTCCACTAAATCAAGTGTTGAAGGAACTGAACCTGTTGCCCATCTAAGTCTAGATGCTTTTTGAACGAACTCAACTTTTTCATCCATAGTAAGTTGACGTTCCATCATTCTTCCAACAGAGTGTTGAATCATTGGTAATTTCTTTGCGAAACTTTCCGTTAACATTTTAACATCGTCAAGTTGGAAATCTTTGTGTCGGATTCGGAATTGGTCTGCTACTGACGTAGGAACCGTTAATCCGTTACTACACACCAATCTGTGAAGACCTGCACTCATTGAGAATGCCGACATACCATTGTGAGAGTTTTTGATGATTGCTTCAACCAAAGTATCACCAACAGATGGAAGTTGTCCATTACGGAACTTTACTTCGTGTAAGGCGTGGATACCAGTGCCATTTTGTTTAACAGATGAAATTTCCCACCCTTCTCTATCAAAGAACTCCATGATCTTGTCTGTAGGGACAAACTCATACTTGTTTGTCATTTTTGACGATGGAGATGTTGCGAAGATTGATGGTGCAGTTGACTTGATTAATTCTGGAGTATAGATCATATAATTATTTTTTTAGATTACCTTACAAAGATAGTCAATTTTTTGGATTCTACAAGCCTTTACATAAAAAAAATTAATTAAGTATGATATCCCCAAACTTAGTCTTTTGAATAAATCCTTTCACAACATTAATGTAATCCTGTTTCATATTTAATTCAGGGGATTTAAGATCAAGAACAACTTCAATAATTTGTTGTTTAGTTAAAATAAAGTCTTCACCCTTACTATGGTTAGTAATAGATTTTTCTTTTAATTTCTGAAAAAACTCTTCTTTTTGTACATCACCAACAAGATCCATAAAATCACCTGGATTTTTTTCAAAGAAGGTTATTAGTTGACTAATATAAATTTCTATGTCTACGTTCATCATTAAGATCTTATAGGTCCACAATGTTTCTTCAATTCAGGAGGGAAATTGATAAACCAAAATCCTTCATCTTCTGTCATGTATTCTTCTAATTTTGCGGGTATTCTCATATTAGGATTTGAATGCTCCGTTGAGAAGAAGTTCAAACAATACAATTCACCAAACGCTTCAGGAATACTTTCCAATTGTGGGTTATTAGGTAAGTTTATAAATTTCAATTTGGTACAATTTCCAATACTTTCAGGGATTGACTTAACCATATTATCAATAATCAATGTTTTTAATTCGGTTAATTTACCAATACTTTCCGGTATATCCAAGGCAATTGGAGTTTTACTTGTATTTTCCATTTGGATCATAGTTGTATTAGTTGGAATATGTTGAAAGAAATCATCAAACCCAAATAATGCAACATACTTGGAGTTATCATCTTTTGGATATTCAAGACCAACATAACCACTACTACTAACTCCGGCTAATTGACCTGAGAATTTTTCTCTTAATTTTTTCTTATTTTCTTTCATTATAGGACTATTGATGAATGCAATATCGGCATCATTCAATTGACCTAAACTTTTTGTCATCAACCCTTGAAGTTTTCTTGCCGCATAATATTTCAAAACGCTAGGTTCAGAATCATTGATCATTTCAGCAGTCAAGTCCATTCCCAACCCTAAGTATTTGTTTTTAAGATTTTCGGTAAAGTTACGATAAATTTCATTACCATTATTTCTATATGTTAAATCAGGACTTGAAAGCTCAAGCCACATTTCGGCCGCTTGTTCACTACCAAGTTCTTTAATCGCATCTTTATTGATGGTAGTATTTTTATAGTCATTCAGTACTTTTTGTTCAGCAGCACTCAATGGATCCGCAACAAACAAATGTTCTTTACCTTTTAATTTTGGAACTTTACTTACAATTGTACTCCATTCTTCTCTCCTATGACCTGAATAACCTCCTGACATATTTTGACCATCCGCAATTCGTTTTCCACCATAAGGCTCAACTAATATGACAACTGAATAGTTAAGGTCACCAAATGGTTTATCTTTATCAATAACATAATAAATTGTTAAGTTATTACCCAAACGATAATTGTAATACATATTACCACCACCTGATTTAGATATACACCAACTTCTTCCGTTAGCCAATTTAATACATTGTTCCTTACCACTTGGTTTGAAGATTAATAAGTTATCATCATCGTATATTGTTTCAATATCACCATAATCATCTTTCTTATCATTAATATCATCAGTTAAATCACCCATACCATCTAATGTATGTTCAAGTTCATCAAAACTCATAAACAACAATGGTGGTAAATTTGCAGGTAACCTATGATATAGATCCAAATATGTTGACACATAATAAATTAATTGTCAGGTGTTACATTAACCTTATCATCGTTAAATTTCTTAAGTGCCGCTGATGTTAACATAGTATTAAACTTACTCTGTAAAAACTCAACCAATTTCAAATAAGGCATTTTAAGAACGTCTCTTTGATTTATAGGTAGGATTGGAAACAATTCGTAAAACTTACGTAATGCCAATTTAACCGCATTTTTGTCGGCACCTTTATTGGCTTCCATATATTTTTTGAATATACTTTTTTCTTGTTTTTTAATCTCTTTTGATAAAACAATGTTCTTAACAATAGTATAAGTTAATTTGGTAATATCTCTTTGATCTTGAGGTAACCCATTTTTATATTTCTCAAATGCGTTAATAACTGCCGTAATTTGTTCTTCCGTATCTCTAGTAGTAGGTTTAAATTTGTCAATTAAAAATTTAACAACTTTTTCAGACATCGCCTCACTTACAATACGTTTACCGTTTGTGTTTTCTTTTATGACAGATGTTAATACCTTAATTAATTCCATAATAAGTTTTTAATATAAATATTCCAATAGTATAAAAAAATGATTAGTAATTCATTATTAATAATTCCTCACCCATGTTTTGTTTTGTCCCCTTTTTTGCCGCTGCCGCTTTAGCAAACTCTTTTTTCTCCCATTTGTACTGATTTTCAGGAAACCATTCGTGTAATAATTCAAAATCATAGTACGATAAACTAAATTTACCTTCCATATTTATTAATGACTTTGAAAGTCTCTCGTGGTCTTCCCTATCAAAATCGTGATTAGAATAATAGTTTTCAGTCTTCCAATATGGTGGATCCACATAGAAGTAAGTTGTTGGTGAATCATACTTTTCAATCACCTCAGCAAAATCCATATTCTCTACATCACTTATTCTTAAAAAATGTTCAACCCAATCAGGTTTCATTAATTTATCTCGGAATGTTAAGTATTTAGATTTGTATTTACCTTTTAAGTCAATGAAAGAACTTTTTTCAGGTTTAGATCCTGAGAACACTTGTGTTAAAACATACGCATATTTAGCAGCAACATCATAATTACCAGGTTCTACCCTGAAATTTTCATCAAATATTTCAGCCTGAAAGCTGATAAATTGTTCTTTATATATTGATGGTGTAATTTCCACACCAAATTGTTGACATGGGATTGCGTTGATTGATTCCAATAATCTTTCAGGGTTCTTAATACATTCAAATAAATTATGGTTAAGTGGGTTGAAGTCATTATACACAACTTTCTTTAGATTTGGGAACTGACTTAGATCCATATTAAAGAAACACCAAAACATCCCACCGAATGTTTCAACATATGTTTCCATATCTTTATCATAGAAAGGGACTATCCACTTTCCTATCTTACTCTTACCTCCGATATAACTTAACATAGATAAAATATAAGATATTTATGGTAATCAGTCAATGGAAGTTTTTTAAAAAAAAATACATATATTTTGGCAGAACCAAAAAAAACACTATCTTTGTATTGTTGATGTGGGTAACACTACTGAAAACAAGGATGTCAGTACTCCTATTTAACAATCTGAACGCCAGGTGTAGGGTGTGTCTATACGGGTTAATTACCTCAACCTAATCGGTGAAAAAAATTAAGACCTCTCATTTTTGGGGGGTCTTACTATTTATAGTAGTATGAAATTACTTAATACGATAAAAAATCTTATCCTTGAGGGAAGACAGTTATTGGACAGATATGATGTTGGTGGTATAAACGTTGACATTTTTTATAATGACCATTCAAATATAGCGATAAGTAATTCATCATATGGTAGACAATCAATTGAGGATATAAATGAATCAATTATTGACATTTTAGACATTATTGTTGAGGTATCTATAAACATACTTAATTCTACGGGTAAAATACAAGGTAAAGATCATTCTATTTTAATTAAAGACTATATGATAGGTGTTGATTACCATGTTTGGGTTACCCAATCTAAAAATGGTGATTTATTTTTAACTATTAATACATCAATTGGTCACCCAAAAAGTTTACCAATTGGTCAAAATGATAAAACAATAATTATAACTAAATCAGGAGATACTCTAATAAAAGAACAATTTAAAAATAATAACTTTACTAAAATTGTAAAAGGTGATATTATTTTATATATAATATAATTTATGGAAAAGAAAGAAGCAACACAAGTAACAGGATGTAAAAAGTGTAATCAAACAACAGGTAAAACACAAAAATTTGTTTTTATTACTGGTGGTATTATGTTTGCCCTATCAATCTATGGTGCAATAGCACTTTTCAAAGATATCATGTCCTTATTTTAAGGTCTTTCAAACCTAACAATCCGATTAATTAATAGATCCCCAATTTGACCTACCTTAAATCCTTTACCTTTAACCCTCAAAGGTTTTGAGGAATCAAATAATTTAGGTAATTTAATATTTAATTCACCATCAGGATGAGGTATGTTTATATCCTCCTTTATAATATCTTCATAGTTTAAATAAGAGTTATAAATTAAATGTGGTCCGTTCTTAAAGAAACCATTATCTTCCACTAAATTAACCCTTATTACTAAATCCCCAAATCTACCATTTTTAAAATCACCCACATTTGACATTCTTATGAATTGACCATCCTCTAACCCATGAGGTATTTTAACATCCAATGTTTTCATCTCATCTTTAGTCTCCGATCCATTACATGAATAACAAGCGTTTATAGTTATTTTACCGGTACCTGAACAAGTCTCACACATCATATTAACAACTTGTATGAACATACCCGTACCCATTTGTTTCATAACACTACCAGCACCATTACAGGTAGTACATACCTTCTTCTCCCCTCCTGATCCACTACAAACATTACAACTAGTCTTTCTCTTATATGTAATTTGTTTGTTCCTACTTAAATATGAATCCAACACACCTATGTTTACCGTAATCACACTAGTGTGAGTATCTTGTCTTTGTCGTTGTTGATTGAATGAATGAAACATATCAGCAAAATTACTACCGAATGGGTTACTCCGTTGATTATCGTATTGACTTCGTTTATTTGCGTCTCCAATCGTATCATATGCCTCAGTGATCTTCTTAAACTTTTCTTCATCCCCACCTTTGTCGGGATGATTTTCTTTTGCTAGGTTTCTATATGCCTTCTTGATGTCTTCTTGTGTTGCTTTTTCGTCAACACCTAAAACCTCATAATAGTTATCATTATTCATTTATAAAAAAAATTTAATATACTTAATTAAAGAGTGATCAATATTATGAACTATTTAATCGTACTATTCAAAAATAAAGAAAGAAAAAAAATAATAAAGTCGTTTAAGACTTACGAGAACGCCAAAAAGTTCTACGATGGTAAAATAGTAGGTAATAAAGACATTAGATTCAACACCTTATTTGAAAATGGTAAATCCTGTTCATTTGAAATTGGTTTACTTGAAAAGAACTCTAAAAATTTTGATTCATACTTCATTAAGGATGAACTAGGTCGTCAAATAAAAGTGGAGTTGGATAATAGTGACTATACAATTATTTCTGTTTCTGAATTATTGGTGGAGGAGTTAATTTACGACATACAAACCTCATCTAAAATTTCATTTGATAAGTTTGTTAAAAATTATCTACCTAAAGATGGGTTGAAACTTGTATCTAAAATTAACAACAAGATTGTAGTTCAAAATGACGATAAGTTTAATTGTTTCTCTTTGAAGTCTGTTAATGAATCTGGTAGGTTCCTTGACGTATTAGGTAAATTTCTACAGGATAAAAATAGAATGGATTGTATATTGGTTCCTGACTCAAGTAAGTCACAAAAGAAATACATTTATGATATTTTAGAAAAAGGGGGGATCCCTAAATCAAAGTTGTATAGGACTTACACAACATATAAAAGATAGTTATTTTAAATAATTTTTTATTAATCTTTTAATGAAACCTTCTTTTTTAATTACAATTGGTTCTTCAATAGGTTTTTCAATAGGGGTTTCTTCTTCATATGAATTTTCTAATATGAATATTACCTCAACACCTGAAAGATCAATTTTAAATTTAGTGTAGTTACTATCAATTTCTCTAAAGTTTTTTTGAACTTCTTTAAAATCAACTTCCGGCAATTCAAACACTATTGCCGTTTTACCATCTGGAAATAAAGATTGGGTGGCATCTGTAATCATTGCCAATTTTTCCATTATCCCAACAATACTTTCTTTATTCTCTTCCATAATGTCATTTTCTCAACATTGACTTTTACAATGTCTTCTTTCTTTAATTGTTTGATTTGATTGATAAATTTACTTTTATTTCTTTCAACTTCAATCTTATCTTTTTCCAATTCATTATTTAACCACTCAATTTGAGTTTCTAACTGGGTTTGTATTTTCTTCTCCATCTTCTAATTCAATTTTTTGATCGTCGGAAATTTCAAATTTTAATGCTTGTAGATTATCTAAATTTTGTTTTTCAAAAATAGATTTTAACTCATTAACTTTGGTTTGGAACAGTTTATCCTTTTCCTCTCTTTCTTTATTATATTTAATAATGTTTCTGAGATTGTTAATAATCTTCTCAACCTCTTCTTCATTAAAGGTACTAACAAATGAAAAGAATCTTTTACCTGTTTCAGTAGATTCATTTTCTAATAACGTTTCTTCATCAACAAACTTTTTTGGTATTTTCCATGTGTTAGGAAAATGTATGTCAAATGAAAGATATGTTTTCAACTTTCTTACGGATTGTAAGTATGGTGATAAAGTATTAAATTCGGTAAAAAAACTCATAAAAAATTTTGTATTGTGTAAGTTATAACATAAGACAATGAAATGCCTTGGAATAATATTTCCCTATTACTCATAACCAATCTTTCAGGTAAAGTTTGTAATAGGGAAAATATAAATTTTACAACAACTCTAAATACTGACAGAGTTGAAAAAATGAACATAAAAAGATATAAAGTATCAATATTAGTCATTTTTCTTAGAATCTAAGATTTCACCTCTTAATGTTTGCAATAATGCTTTTAATTCTTGAGATGTTTTTCTTGCTCTTGTTCCTGCACTTTTATTTCCTGCAAAAAACTTAGTCGTGTCAGCACTTAATAGTTCAACTAGTGTTTTAATTTGTTCTAACGTTTCCATTTTTTAAATGTATTTTATTGTTTATGTAATTTAATTATACCTCACTAACTTACCTTAGTAAATACTATAACACCAAATTTTTATCCAAACTCCTGTAAATATTAAGTATCATATCTAAATCAGATTGGGTAAATGGTTTTTCTAAGTCAAACACATCTCTAAAGAAAACATTAATAGAATCTTTAATTTTTTTATCAACCTGATTATAATATATTTCAGAAAAAAATGATTGAAAGTGATCATAATGATCTCCCCTTTTGTTGAATGTTATGTTTTCCAAATTAAAACTATCTATTGTTTTGTCCCAACACCAATCAAAGTGTTTATTCTTATCCTCTTCGGTCATCAATACTTTGGTTTCATTAAAACCATCGTCATCACCAAGATAAGTCTCTAAAATTAATTTATGTATAGATATTGAGAAATCATAATATAATTCCATCTTCTCAGGAATGATATTGTTGATGCTAAACCAAATCTCAATATCCTCCTGTTTTAATTGTTTTGATATGTAGTTAAAAAAATTGTCCATAGATTAATACCTATGGACAATGATAATACCTAATTATGTAATTGTAAATTATTGAGTGTTTTTCTTATAAGACATTAAATCCATAATACGTGTAAAATCCTCATTGATTTTTTGTTTTTTCTTTTCATCAATAGATTCTAATTTAGTCATAATTTTATCTCCTGCATTTTCACCTGATTTATCAGTAACAATTGGTTGAGGTGCTTTATTATACGCCTTACGTTTAATTTTAGCTAATAAATTATCTTTTCTAATCTTATTTCTCTTTTCGTTATTTGGTGTCTCAACTGCGTTTGCCCATTCAGGGTTATTACCCGTTCTTGAAGACCCAACAACGTTGTCAGTTACCCAATCTTCATCAGGATGGATTTCATCGTAATCTAAGTTTTCTAAACCAGCGGCAGTGAAGTTATCAATATAATCCTCAATTGCACCTGAAGCAACATAAGCTTTTTTAGACATTTCTTCTAATTCACCATTTCCTTTTGGAAAATGTTTTGGTGACATTTCATATTTACCTTTAGACCCGTCTTTCAAATAATCTTTCATTTTTTTGGCCAAATCTTTCATATAACCTTCTTCATTTTTTTTTGACGTTTTAATAGATCTTTCATATTCAGCATATCCAGCCGGTGTCTTACCTTTATTAAATTTACCTTCTTCTTTTAAAACAATATTCTCAATCATTTCTTCAAACTGACTTTCATTAAATAAAAGTTTTTCTCTTTTACCATTTACTGCAGTTGTTAATTCATAGAACACATTTTCATTTACATCTTCTTTTTTTCTTAACATTTTGAAGTCCTGCGAATCTAATCTTCCATTATGGTTCTTATCAATTCTTTTTTGGTTTCCGTATAATTTTTCATCCAACTCAACTTCGTTCATGTCATCTTCAACATCATTATGTCTGTTTTTACGAGATCTCATAGCCATAGCATCTCTCATAGGAGTTTTAAATTTACCTTTATTAGATCTTATAGCATCTCTCATAGGAGTTCTAAATTTACCTTTATGAGATCTAATTGCATCTCTCATAGGAGTTTCAAAATCCATTTCGTCATTTTCTCTCATTTCTCCACCACATTCCCTACATTCACCTTCTGTCATTTCTCCACCACATGATTCACACATTTCTCCTTCATACATATTACCACATTCCATACATTCACCTTCTGTCATTTCTCCACCACATGATTCGCACATTTCTCCTTCCTCAACGTAGTCAAAAGAACTACCAGGTTTGTTAAATTTTAATTTTTCCATTACTTCATTCGCTTTGTCCTCCAAAGTTTCATTAATAAGTTTTTGGATTTTATTTTTCAAATAATAGTTCATAGTTATTTTTATTTAATAAATATCACATTAAATTCCTTTTTGACATTTCATTGAAGATTATTTCTTTTATGAAATCTTCATGAATTTGGTATCTATCTGATAAATCGTTTATTACTTTTGAAAGAGTCTTGTTTTCAAAGATTCTAAGTGCGTTAATATCCCCCTGATTACAGTAAGGAAACTTTTTACACTTTTTCTTAACTTGAACAAACTTACCTCCAGGTATTTGTGTTTTACGTTTTGTTCCCCAATCTTTTTTGTTGGTTGATTTTGCCCATATCGAGGGTCCTGAGTATTGACCCGATGATGCCGATCCTGTGGCCTCTTTTGTTTCTCTTCTACTTGATCTGTTAGAATGTTTTTTGTCTTGACATTTACAATTTTTCATACCACAAATCTTACATACACTTTCTTTCATTTCACGACCAAATAACGGAGCAGAATAACCACCCGCACTACCTGACCCTGTCATTTCTTTTGTTTCTTCCTTATCATTAACTTTTTTTGATTTAACAAATGATAGTATTGAATTTAAGAAGTCATTAATTTCTTCGGGATTTTTTAATAATTTTTTGATTTCTCTTCTTATTGTTGTCTTATTAGTTTTTTTTTGTTTTGCTAATTCAAAAACCAATTTTAATCCATTAGGGTCTTTTAAATAATCTTGGGGAGCATTTCTTTTTTCATCCTCATCATTTTCTTTAACATCTCTAAGACCTTTCAAAGCATTTGCTCTAGCCTCAGGATTACCCGAAGTTTCGCTAGATATCATATCTTTAATTTTTGCAGTTATATTATCCATTATGAACTTCTAAATTTAGATTCCCAAAAACTTCTTTGGTGGAACATCATTGTGAAAAATTCTCTGAATGATTTCACAACGATATCTTTAATATCACCTTCTAGTTTACCTCTTTTTATGTCTTTAGAGACTTTCTCAATTAATTTATCTTCAAATTGTTTGGCAGTAGTAGATCCCAAGAAATCTTTCATTTCTTTTTTAATTAAAGTTTCAATTTCTTTTTTATCTGTTTGTGATAATGCCATTATTGTGTTACTACTTGATAGGTTAATGCTCCAATTAAAATGCCTGAGACTATTTCTATAATTACATTCTTTCTTCTTAATTTTTTGTTATAAGTAACTAAATCTTTATTTATTTTATCAACGATATCAAATTTCTCATTTGTTTTTTGAATTATTGTATCACTCATCTTAACTTTATCTTCTAAATTCCCAATAATTCCTTGTTGAGCATCTATTTTTTTATTTAATTCAATAACTTCAGTTTCAGTTAATTTAAGTATTGCCGTTGTGGAATCTAATCTATTTAGATCCAACATAATTTGTTTACCGACACTATAAGGTAAACATATTTTAGTTGTGTCAACTTTTTTAATTTGACCAAATGATGTCAATGACACCAAAAGAAATAATACATATAATATCTTTTTCATATTTAAAATTTATATCTTAATCTTAATAAACTATCAACTTGTGTAACGTCAGCGTCTTTAATCTCTTTACCTTTTTGTTCGTAATAATTATTTACTACTTCCTTCTTAACTTTGATGTTAGATATAGTTGAATCAATTTTCTCAATTTCTTTTTTATACTCATTAATTGATTCGTCTAATTTTTTTTGACTTTCAATCAACAAATTAATGTCTTTATCTATTTGTTCTATTTTCTTTAGATCTTCTTTAGTCATACCATTTGATGGTTTCATTAGATCCAATAGTAATACGTATAATACCACCACTCCAACAACAATTAAAATGTACTTGAAATTATCACTTATAAACTTTCTCATGATTCAGGTGTTTTTTTTCTTGCGGCAATAACTCTAGACCATTTAGATTTGAATTTCTCATAATATTGTTTCAACTTATTTAAAAATTCCAAATAATCGTCATCAATCTTAGTCATCGTACCGTTTATGTATATACCATTTGTTTCTCCAATTGAATAGAAAAACTCAACATCCAATTCAGTAATCTTACCTGACCACTCAACATTGTTTGAGTATAAGTTTAATTTATTAAAGTCTACAATTTCAGATACCTCACTAACAAAATCATCCATAGTTTCTTGGAACGCCTTCTTATCGTCAGTAGTTAATTGTAAGTCAGATTTATCTTTACCATGAATAACAATAATACCACCAGATATTCTATAACCTTTTGACTTGTCAGTTTTTACAACATCCGTATTTTCTTCTTTATCTACCATCCCATCTCCTGCGGTCTCATAGTCTTTAGGTTGATCTTCGGTTGGTCCTTCCTCACCTTGTTCCAATATTAATCCGTGATTTTTTCTGATATGGTTAATATCCTCACTGATCAAATTTTTATTTAATAATTTTTTAGATGCCTCTATTAAATTTTTTATTTCATCGTGTCTATTCATCTTCTATATTTTTTTTAAAATAATCAAAATCAAATGCCGGACTTAGATCCGTAACATCTGTGGTGTAATTGCTTCTGGTTACAATACCCTCAAATTGATTAACACCATTTACTTTAGTGTTATGTCCCACACATTTTTTACTAATGTTAAAATTTTCCATTAATTTTTTACATATTAGTATGGTACTATCAATTTGAACTTCAGTATATGGTTGCCATAAAAAGTAATCCCTCCACTTACGTTCAAAAGTCTTTCCATTATAAATATTACCAATCCAGTTAATGTATCTATTTTTTAATGGTTCTTTTTCCAACCAACCTAAATTTTCCAAAGAAACTGTTATTGATTTCTTGGATATGTTCTCATCATTTATATATTTGGAGTATTTTTTTGGTTCCAATAGTTCTATTATCTTACCATCACGAGTGATTATATAATTAGGAACTTTATTGTATTTCTTACCGTATCTATATTTTAAACTATTAATATAATCTTTTGCCTCCCTTGAAGTGTGTGATAAAATAATTTGACTTTTATTTTTTTCCTCACCTTCATAGTTGAAGTCACCAAATTTTATAATGTTTTCATCACTCATCATTCTTTTTATAAACCAACCTTTTAACACCATCAGTTGTTGTTGTAGTTGTTGACTCACCAACGGTAACATTAGTTTCAATTATCTCAGGTTCCCAACTTTTTTCTTCACCAATAATTAAAGATTCTCTTTGTACTATCGGAGCTTCAACAATTTTTATTACCTCAACAATTTTTTCTACTTCCTTAATAACCTCAACAGGTACCTCAACAATTTTTTCTACTTCTTTAATAACCTCAACAGGTACCTCAACAATTTTTTCTACTTCTTTAATAACCTCAACAGGCACCTCAACAATTTTTTCTACTTCCTTAATAACCTCAACAGGCACCTCAACAATTTTTTCTACTTCCTTAATAACCTCAACAGGCACCTCAACAATTTTTTCTACTTCCTTAATAACCTCAACAGGTACCTCAACAATTTTTTCAACCACAATTGTTTCTACTTGGGGGGTAACTTGGGGGGTGACATAATATAATAAATTTTCAGGAACTTCAACCTCATCATGTACGGTATCATGTATGGCACTACTTTCTTTTTTATTTTTTTTAAATGCTTGATTGGTTGCAATAATCAAAGTAATAGCCAATGGATCAAAGACAAAGATTAAAAGTAAAATAAAAAGGTTTGCAACTTGTTTAACATCCCAACCTGAAATCTCACTAATGTATTTTATAGATCCTAATTCACTACCTTCCAACTCCGCAGATTCCATATTAAGTATCTCAATATCTAATCTTGTAATACTATCATTCATTGCATCAATACGAGTTGATACTTTATCTCTATTTTCTGTGGTAAGTTTTAATTGATTCTCAAATGATTTACGGTTAGCGTTATTTGCTTTTGTAATAAGTTGTCCTGTGGTCTTATCTACAGATTGTGTAGTTGTATTATTAGATAAACCATCTCTTAACTTTGAAATGTCCTTATCTAATACATCTTTCTCTTTCTGTTGTTCGTTTTTTATTTCAATAAATCTTGTTTTTTTTACTTCAACATTTGCAATCTTTTTTTGATTAATCTCAAGTTTTGCAATATTTCCTTGAAATCCTGTACTTAATAACCCATATATCCCAAGTGAAGTAATCAAAGATAATGTCACAAGAGCGATTGTAAGGTATATCTTTAAGACTCCATATGTTTCTTTCCACTTGTCGTGTAAGTATGTTGCAATTGCAATCTTAGATATCTCAAGAAATGATCCCATAATAATAACAGGTAATGCAACTCCAACAAACACCACCGATAACCCAACCACACTATAATAAGCAGCAGTTCCTGATAGACCAAGAGCACAAAATAATAAAAACCAAGGCAAAAATTTTTCTTTCATAATAAATTAACTATAACTTATAAATATAAAAGATAAAGAAAAAATAAAACCCCCACTGGTACCAATGGGGGAGTGTGGTTTCATCTTATCACCAGGACAAGATTGAGGATTTTCACCTTGAGAACATCGTGTCTCATTCCGCCGAGTTGTAAGGGTAATCTCGGTTCAACCCTTTTTGTAATTAACGATCCTCTATTGTAAAACCTGCAGAATCAACCTTAGGTCCATTATCAATTAACATTTCAACTTTGATCTCACCATCAACAAATCTAGAAACCGAACAGGACTCAATTTCAACATCCCCTTCAAGTTGTAACTTAAACTCATTATATTGTTCTTCATTTTCTAATGAACCACATTGAGTAGCAACACTATGGTATACTTTTAATCTATAAGCGCCATAAGGATTTTTAAGTTCTTCAATCTTCCAATCTTCTTCTGTTAATTCAGATAATTTCTTATCTCTATTAACAATAGTTGCTGAAAAATAATAACCACAGTTACCACAGTTAACATATTCTTCACCTGTTTTGTAATAGAAGTCGTCAGACGCTTCGTGTTTACAATTTGGACATTCAATAAAATCTAGTACACTTCCCATGTTTTTTTATTTTTTTTATAAGTAATCAAATAGTTCTGAACTTTCATTTCTCAATCTTCTAAGGGCTCTTTCCTTAATCTGTCTAACTCGTTCTTTAGTTAAACCAAAATCTCCACCAATGTCTTCAAGTGTTCTTGGTGTCCCACTTAATCCAAAATAATCCTCAATTATCACTTTTTCTCTTTCATCTAACACATTTAATAAAGATATTAATTTGTTCTTTAACATATCTTTAGTGTTGAATCCCTCATCAGGAGCAAGTGCGTTAGGATTAGCAATCATATCAACCAATGTGTCACCTTCATCATTGATTGTCATATCCAAATCAATCATAGACGGTAATGATGAAAACTTTAATTCTAATTCTTTACCTGTAATCGCAATTTCTTTCTTAGCCTTATGTAGGTCCTGAACAACATTAACTGGAAGTCTGATCGTTCTTGCGTTATCATTCAACGACTGGATGATAGATTGTTTAACCCACCAAACTGCGTATGATATAAAACGTAGATCTTTATGCCAATCAAAGTTTTTAATCGCTTTCATCAAACCCAAATTACCTTCAGCAATTAGATCAGATAAATCCAAACCTTGATTCTGATATTGTTTGGCCACCGTAATTACAAAACGTAAATTACCAACTAATAACTCAGATTCAATTTTTTCTCTCTCACGTTTAGGTGTGTCATCAGACTTCATCTTAACCGCCAGTTCTTTTTCTCTCTCAGGTGTCATTACTTTAATTCTACGAATATCTTTTAGATAATATTGAATCTCTTCTTGGTTAATTGGAATCCCTAAATTTTTGTCTTTCATATGTTTAATTAATTGTTTTTGAATATTCGTCTAATTTGTTTTTTTCTTCTTCAGTCAATGAATTAATTCCCTTGTCGCTGATCTTATCTAAAAGTTCGTCAATTGTTAAATCACATCTTTTTTTAGGTAGTAAACCCATAATGGTTTCTGACATACGATCAAACTCCTCATTATTATAATCCAATTTAAATTCAAAAGGTCTAAGTGGAGTTTGTTTTTTCTTATTGGTATTCCTTAACGTAAGTAAATGTAATACGTTGTCTTCATCAAAGTTAGATGATACATTTTTAGTCTTTTGTGTTAGAAAATAATTAAAGTTTTCAAATTCATTAGACACTAAACATAAAAAATCATCAATCTCTTCTATTGAAAAATCGCTAGCAAAGTGGTAGATTGAGTGTCTATCTCCAAACATATACTTAATCTGATTTGATGACATAATTTTTGATAACTCAGCCCCAATGTTTGCGGTTGTTTCATCGGGGGTTTCCATATCTTCGGTGTGATATACAAAAAGTAAGTAATTCATATGTGTTTTTTAATTGTTTTTACAAATATACGAATAAAATCTAATTAACTACAAAACTTTTGATATATTATTTTCTTTTTTGATTTTAACGATAGTATCCGACCATTGACTAATCATTGGGTTATGACTAATAAGGAACACTTTATCAAAATATTCTTTAATTTTTTGGAAGAACTCAGATACCATTTCTAGATTATCATTACTGATTTTTCCAAATACCTCATCAAAAACTACGATGTTTGGTTTAGGTAAAGTACATACCTTACTAAGTACCGATCGTAATGCTAATGATGCAATTGTTCTTTCATATCCTGATCCTGAAACCATTAATTTTTCAATACCAGTACTATTATCAATCATTAAGAATTCAACGTCATTTTTGTCATTTATATTAATTAATAATTTAAAGTAACAACTATCTTCCATCAATCTTTGTAACTCAGAGTTAATCAAAGGCATCATTGTTTTCATAATGATTTTTGATAATCCATTCTTACCAAAGGCTTCCATATAGATTTTGTATATTCTTTCCTTCTCCTCTTCCTCTTTAATCTTAACAATTAACTTTTCATTGTTTTCAATCTTTTCATTACAAGTTTTGATTTGGTATTCATTGTTTGTAATGTTTGCATTTTTTTGTCTTTTAAGATGATCAAGTTCATCCAGCCTTAAGTCAGCCTTAATCAACATTGAATCAATCTGTGTGTTCTCTTTAATCTTATCCTGAACATCACCCCAACGATCCAACTTACCTTTTAAAACTCCAATCTTTAAATCACAACTTTCAATACTTAATTCATATTTTTCTTTGATTAGTTTGTTTTTTTCATACTCATCAAAGTCTTTCTTTAACTGAACGAAATCTTGTTCTTTGCCCGTTAAAACCTGCATTAACCCCTCTTTTTGGTCTTTATGCATAATATAACCATCAAGTTCGGCAATTTTTTGTTGGGTTATTGATGCGTTCATTAACTCAATTCCACAATGTTCACATTTAATACCATCACTCACAGAACTCTTCAATTTCTCAATTTCTCTGATCTGTGTCTCAAGTTCAATTTTAGATTTGAACACGTCATTGTATTCCTCTTTAATTTTATCGTGATCATCCTCATGATAAAATTCTTTTGGTTCAACAACTTTAAGTTCGTCTAAATTTTGTTGGAACGTTGTCTTTTCTTTACCAAAACCATCGATTTCTTCTTGAGTCTTAACCGGGTTCATCAAACTGATTTCTTTATCTATGTCTCCGTGTTTCTTCTTCAACATATCATCACGATACTCTTTTCCCTTAACGATTTTATCATCAATATCGTTAAGTTCCAATTTGATTAAATCAATTTGATCATTTAATTCACCGATTTTTGTTGTTAAAGATCCGTTATCACCTTTTAATTCTTCCGAATTATAAATGTTAGACATCTTTGATTTATTAAATTCAGAATAAATCTCTTTACCAACTTCCTCTTTCCGTTTTAAAAACTCAAGTCCCATAAATCTTGACAACACCTGTCCTCTTGCGGTTGGTTTTGACTCCAATAACTCCTCAAGATTGGTTGCGGTTGTAAGTATGGTCATTAAGAAATCTTCTTTGGTTCCAATGGAATTTTTAATGAACGCCTCAGTTTCCCTTCTTTGTTCCCCCGTGAAATTTAATAAACTACCATCGGTCATTTTTTTGAAGAAGTCCAATTCTGTTTTCACATTCCATTCTCCTTTTTTAGAAAGTTTTCTTTCAATCTTTCTAAGGATAATATAATCTTCCCCATCAATTGTAACTTCACCTTTAACAACTACCGAGTCTTTATCGGTAAATCGGTTAAAGATTTCTTCAGCCTTTGTAGTCTTTGTTGTCTCATTAAAGAATAAGAACAACAACAAATCCACAGAAAGAACCGTCTTCCCACCAAAGTTAGGTGGATCTGATTCAACAACGACAACCCCGTTGCATTTATCAAAATCCATTCTTTGATTCTCACCATATGATAAGAAGTTTGAAAACTCAATGTTTCTGATATACCACTTTTTGAATTGTGTTGTTTCAGTTTCATCCTCTTTCATTCGGTTCTCAACCATTCTGTTGATACCTAAAATATCTTCAGTATAGTTAGTATACCCTTTAGACTCTAAAAATTTCTTTAGTAGATCAAGTTGATAATTAACATCAGTTACATTAACAGACACATCAATACTTTGCATCGTATCTGTCTCAACGTTTTTAACCTTTGTTAATACATTCACATTGGTAGTGTTATATTTCTTTTGGAAATAATGTTTAACACTCTTAATCTTATCTTGTGTAAAATTTTCTTGTAGGTCTTCCCATACAACTTGTATTGTTGGATTTTCGTACTTTGAAAAGTCTAAATCTTTTATCATTATGTTGTAATTAAATAATCTTGGTGGGTTGAACAAGTCCATTCATTATTTTTGTTCTTCTTCTGTTGTGTCAACATCTAAAGGAATATCATCTCCTTCAATGTTAAGTGGAAATTCTTCTCTTAATATCTCGTCATTACCCATGATTAATTCGGGGTGTTTTGATTTAAAGTCCACAATTGAATCTAATTGATCTTTATCAAAAATTTCAAATGGCATTGTACTACCAGATAAACCTACATTTAAACCTTCGTTGGTTTTCAATTTTTGGATTTGTTCTTCCATTAATTTATCAAACGCTTTTTGCATTCCTGATTTTTTTTGATCTAATTTGTTGTTTCTTTTTGCCACTTTTGCTCTGTGTGTTTTTGCCGCTTTTCCCATTTTTTATATTTGTTTTTATTTATTACTTGGTCTATTTTCTTCAAACCATTCTATTATACTATTGATTGCCCATACCGATCCTGCGGACAACATTCCATCAAAAAATACGGATAAAAACTTATTAAGTCCAATAAATTCATGAGCCGGTGAAAAATAAAATAAGGATAAGACAAATCCAACCCAAGTACCCGTACATAATATACAAGATATCAAATCTGATATAAATTTAAATGTAGGTCTAGTTAAAAAATAACCTTTATCTCCGCCTGCAATTTTAATTTTATCTCTTAATCCATTGAAAATGGATCCATACACTAAGATCGTCGTCATTCCATATGCCGCGATCATAAACATTACTAATTGTATCATATTCTACTATTTAAATTGGAACCTTTCATATAAATGGCGTTTTGTAAATTTGCCGTTTTTTGTAGTTCCTGGTTTATTTTTTCTAATTCAGTTATTTTGTCGTTCTTCAATGATAAGTCATTTCTTAAATTCTGTAAAGTATTTTGTAACATATTTAACTTATTATTTGTTACAGGGTCGTCTAATTTTCGTCTAAGTTCGTCTAACTCTTCATCCTTTTTAGACATTTTATTTTGGAAAATATTTTCCATTTCTGAGGTTTTAGTGGAAAGTTCTTGTTCCAACTTGGCAATTTTTCCGCCAAGTTCGTTTATTTGAATATTGTCAGTGGTATAGATTATTTTCTCAACCACTCTATCCACAGGAACCTCTTTAATTACCACTTTTTCTACAGTCACTTCTTTAATGACCTCAACTATTTTCTCAACCTCTTTGATAACTTCAACCGGTACTTCCACCTGTATTTCTCGGATTACCTCAATTTCTACACGTTTTTCCTGAATACCATCCGTTTTTAAGTGTTTTTCACCTTCATTAAGTGTTTCTCCCAAAAGACCAAACTTCTTAATGTCAAAACCTTGTTTGAAACAAAGGTAGATGAAATCTTCCTTATCCTCAATATTATTGAGTTTACAAAAACTCTCGACGCTGCCGAGAGTTTCTTTATTAAATATTTTGGAGTCTTTCTGTTCCATTCTCAATATCTTCAAATGATTTAATGGAGAACTTCAAAAATGGTTTTGGATTAGGTAAATCAGTATAATTATACTCCTTTGTCTCAACATCATATATACCATATCCATGTCTACCTATACTTTCACCAATGTTGTTTTGAATGGTTGATCCAATCATATAACCTTTACCCCCTTTAATTTGGAACTCAGCTCGTTTGTGAATGTCACCACATAAAACGGTTTCCAACCCATCAAACTTTTCAATATCATACGCCTCTTCACCAAACTCAAATCCAAGATCTGTTTTTAAACCTGAAATAGGCCCATGAAATAAACCAATCTTTCTTCCCTTACCTTCAATAATGTCAGGAGGAATATTTCCTTGATACTGCGAATAAACACACCAACTAATGTTATCATCCTCATACACACCTCTATCTCTGTAGTATACAATATTATCATTATTCAAAGAGTTAATGATAGGAGTAAGAGCATCCATTCTTTCGGTGTTGTTTACCAAAAAGTCGTGGTTACCTGGTATAATAATTGTTTTAGCAATTAATGAACATTCAGTTAAAATCCAAGCAACGAATTCAATAAGTTCAGGTGTCATTTGATTTTTAGAGTGAACTAAATCTCCCGTAAATATAATACGGTCAGGAGACAATTCTTTCCATTGTTCAATTGCGGTTTCTAATATTGAACGGTATAAATCGTGATCCTTATATAGTCTGATATGTAAATCAGAAAAGTGTATTAAAGTTTTAATCATAATATTGAAAGGTATCGGTCTCCTCTATCACAAAGTATAGTGAAAATGTTTGTCTTATCAAACTTTTGTCCGTATTTAACTGAAGCCAAAACATTTGCTCCCGCAGAAATTCCAACAAAAATTCCATAATCTTTAGATAATCTACGACTCATTTGAGTTGCCTCTTCTGTTGATATTGTAATAATGTGGTCAACAAAATCTAAATCAACCATAAACTTAGAACCATCCCCAATTCCCTGAATCCCATGTAATCCTGATTCTCCTCCACTCATTACTGGTGACTCTGAAGGTTCAACCGCAACAATTTCCATATCATAATAAAAATTTTTAAGTGTTTCTCCCGCTCCCATTAGTGTTCCACCAGTACCAGTTCCTAATACAAATGCAGATGGTCTAATTTTATTACTAATTGCCTGATACATTAGTTCAACACCTGTCCCCTCTTTATGAGCCTCTATATTCCA